TGTCCCGCCAATTACGGTTACAGATCCTACCGAACCCGTAGCCACAAGCGATACATTACCAAAACCCCAAGCCGCATCACCCCAGCCTTGGCTTCCAAAACCCCCTAGGGCTATACTGACATCGCTCATGCAGCCGTCCTAATAATTGTCCAGTCTGGACTTTGGTTGTCATTAATAACGCTCCAAACCAAGACTTGCCCAACCTGACCTACGCCCTGTACCCCTATTGGGAACACATTGGCAGCCGCCGCAATTGTTACACTTCCAACACTACCTGTAGCCTGTAACCCCGTAACTGGGACAGGAACACCTGGCTCTACAACAACCGTCCCTAGCTCTACCGTCCCCGCTACGCCTACTACATCAACTACCGCACTACCCGTTATAGATACGCTACCCTGCTCAACCGTACCTGCTACACCTGTAACCAAGACCTCTACAGACGGTGTAACAACTACAGAACCTACATCTCCAGTACCAGAAACGCCTGTTACGTTAACTTCAATACTGGGTAAAACAGTTGCAGTACCTAATAAAGCTGTGCCAGAAACGCCCGTTAACGTTACAGAAGCTGAGGCTGTATTCGTTACAGACCCTACTTGACCAGTACCACTTACACCCGTTACAGATAAGTCTGCATTTGCGGCAACAGCTACAGTACCTACTTGCCCAGTACCCGATACCCCTGTAACTTGAACATTACGGTTATTTGGTCCTAATAAAATTAAGAGGCTCATGTAAGCCTACCTAACTTATAGTTTCTGGTTCTACACCTTCTACTAATGTGCGTGTTGTATGAACAATGCCATCCTCTTCCCAAGACTCGCAAAGCCACAAACCTTCTTCATCTCGGTCAAACACTTCGCCCGTTTTCATTTGCCAACCCCTTTAACCATGACATAACCAAGGGTGGCGCCAGAACCAGCTGTTTTGACCAAAAGCCTAGAAAAACGAGCTTGGGCGTTGCTGACTTGCAGAATGCTTGTTGTACTTGCCGCAGTTGTAATGTCTGCGCCTAGCTGTACCCAGTTAGTGTTATCGACAGATACTTGCAAAGCAAAAACAGGCGCAGTAGTGGTAATAGCGCCCATATTAACCATTACAACTAAGTCCGCACAACCCTCTGTAAAGAAAGCTGGGCTGGTACTGTTTAATGTGTTTGGCACAACTGTGCGGTCAAAGAACTGACGTTGTACTGGGTTAGACGTTTGAGACTGTAGACGGTAAACAACGTTTGCAAAACTAGGGGATCCAGTTCCTCCAAGAGTACGAACATAACGAACACGGTTTCCTACTAACGGAAACAACGGGCTGCGATATTGTCCAACTGCTGTAATTCTAGGAAAGTGATATGTGTCAAACCAGTTTGTACCAGTATCATCTGATTCCTGCACTACTACGTCTAACGTTGGGTTGGTTCCAGCAACAGCGGTAACAACTACGGCAAACGACTGAGATAAATTTCCAGCCGATGGAGTAACTGTAGCTGATGTACCTGTAGACGTTTGAGTTGCACTGGATATATCAGTAACAAGTAGAACAGCCGCAAGAGATGCTGCAGATACGGTTGATACAGTACCAAGAGAACTGTTTGTGTTAATTACTACAGGAACACCTGAAAAGTTATCGTTTTTATTTAATACTTCAACTTTTTCTCGTAGGTATTCAAACAAACGAATATATGAAATACGAGCGTCTGTACGTTTAATTACTGCTCCACCGCAAGCGGTTGACCCAAATGCAGCAGGAAGTACTGTTGAGCCAATTGGTTCTAATATTGCAGTTGTTGTTACTACGCTGACTACTTTATAAACACCATCTACAGCTAAATCCGCACCAGTAGAGTTATCTCGACATCCATAAACGTTTACATAGTCCCCAACAACTACAGCAAAACTTCCTGCTGATGTTAGCGTTAATTGTGTGCTAGTTACTGTTGCGGTTTGAAGTGCGGCACTTGTCCCAGCTCCAGCAAAACCTGCTGGTAAATTTCCGCCATTAGCTCTTGCAACTAATCCACCGTAGCTAGTTGTTGTTGCTGATGTTCCACCATATACAAGAGTAAAGGTAGTCGAGGTTGGGGTTGAGGCGACAGCTACAGCGGTTGTAATAGGTATAAAATCAGTACCGTTTCTAATGCCAGTGATGTAAACAAAATCACCAGTGGTTAAACCATGAGCCGTGGCAGTAGTTATTGTTGCGGTAGTTGATCCTGCTTTACTTGCAGAAACAATCTTAGCGACTGGAACTGTTAATGCTTTGTCATTAGTAAAACGAAAACGGATTTTATAGTTTTCTGTTATTTTTGGTATAACTTGAGTTACGTTTCTACGTGAGCTTGGTTGAACACTAGCGTCAATTCCTACATCGTAATATTGGATTCTGTCAGCCTGTAATAAAGACCTATATTCAGTGGTTGGGACAAATGCGTAACTATAGTTAGCCGCAACAGCTTGAACAGACGCAGTTGAACCAACGGTTACTGAATGGTTTCCTGCAAAGGTACCTGATGGATATACATCTCCAGAGTCTGATCGCACATACATAGATGCGTTAGTCGCTGTTGCGTTTTCAAATATCTGACTGTAGCCGTCTGGTGCGCCGCCCATAGCGGAACGGAAATACACAAAACCTTGGCTGGTGTATGGTCCAACACTTAAAGAAGTAATCGTGCCAGCTGGACCTGATGTAGCCGTGAATACGGTAGAGCTTGTAATGTTGTTAACTACCAAACATGGATAATTTAAACGGCTATCGCTTGTAATTCCACGAATACCAATTCGCATACCAGCTACTAATCCGTGTGCAGTAGAGGTTGTTACGGTTAGGGTAGAGGTTGCCTGAGTAATGCTTGAAATTGCAACATCCGATGGCAAGGGAATGGGTGTCTCTGTGCTTACGTACTCAAGAGAAAGTTCTTGTCCTAATACCCTCTGAGACATTCCCAAACCAACAATAGCTTCTAACGGTACTGGAAAGGTAGATTGCGTTTCTACATACGTCTCGGTATCTGCTGTTAGCGGGTCTTTTGAAATAACAAGATACGAAGCAGATACAGCGTTACCATCTAACTGGACAATGTCTCCAGAGGCTACAGATTGGTTCCAAACCGTACTAGTGTTATAAGTTTCAAACGATTCACGGAACGTTGTGGTAATGTTTTGCGGCTCGACTGGCATTGGGTTTGAAGTAGATACATCCCCACCATTAGTGTTATCAGCACCTAATGTCAGCTTCATCCTCTGATATAAGACTCCTCCTATATCATCGGCAGCAATTTCTGCTCCTGTGCCAGGAGTATACCCAACGTTATCCGCCATGATTAAGCAATCCGAATAATAGCGTTGCTTGCGTCAGCCGTTGGGAAAATAATAGTAAACGTACCAGCTGTTGAAGTCTTAGCACCACCGAAGTCTAATACGCAAACGGTTGGGTTTGTGAGACCTAAACCTGATGTTGGGGTGGTGTTATAAATCAATGCGCCATATGCAGTAATGGTTGCGGACGTAAACGATAAATCAGCAAAGTCGGTAAACGCAGTCGTTCCAGAAGTAGTTGGGGTTACGTTGGTTAAAGTACCACCGCCAGCAGAATACGTACCAGAGTTTGGAACCTCGTTAGTGAGTGTATAAGCAGTGGTGGCAGCCGTAAAGGACGCTGAATTATCGTATAGCGCTAGTTTAAAAATATCGCCAGTCGATGCCGTAAAGTCGTGAGCAGCTTGCAAAATTTGTTGCTTAAAGCTGGTACACATGAAGTTACCTGTAAACGCCATGATTTACTCCTCTAAAAGTTTAATTAGTTCAGGATGACCAGCTTCCCGTAGCTTATGAGCTAGTGTTACACGATCAAATTTTACCGCTTCATTCATGTAAAAGACTAGTACTTCTCGAATGTGATTTCTAAAAGCAATCGCCTGCTCTCTAACCAAAGGATGAGACTGATCCCCTACCTGAATAATTCTATCTAATGCCCGTTCAGCAACCTCTTCGGGAGTAAATCCGCCAAAGTCTTTGGTTGCTACTTGAATCCCGCTAGACTCACCTAGCCCTTGTACGCTAATCATTTGACTGGATACCTCACTTGTCCACTTCTATAGGCATCTTGACGCTCTTTCGCATCGCCTAATTGTTTCAGATCTGCCATAGCTGCGTCATATCTTGTTTTATACAAAGTAACCGCATCAGCGTCTGACTTCATAAAGTTAGCGGCTTCTATAAGAGCGCCATATAACAATACCGAATCAAAGTTATCTCCAAGCCAGGAAGTCCCTGCGGTAACAATAGACGCTGGGTAGTAGAAATAATGAAGTTCTACAGCGTAATTGGCGTCTGGAGTAGGTCCTAATATAAAGGTGTTATCGTCAAAAATAGCGTAATACTGAGGCTCTGCATAGAAAGCTGCATCCGTATCTGGGTAGGATTCACGGATAAAGTTAACATCTTTGTTAAGTAGGTAGTGGTACTCATTTGCCGCATTAATCACCGCAAGACTAAAGGTAGCCAGCCAATCAGACGGGGTTGCTAAATACTTATTACCGCTGCTTGTAGATCCTGTAACGTTCTTACGGAAAGCAGGCATCTGCACCGTGTTATAGATGCGTTG